TGGTGGGAAGATGAAGAGAAGGTCCGAATTGAGGAATATACGGGCCTCGATGACCAGACGCTAGAAATGCTGATGCAAGAGCCTGGTGGTGAGGTCAAGATCATTACGTCTTACCCAGACCCAGCAATTGACGAAGCGCAGCTCACGACTGTCGATCCAACAACTGGCCAGCCAATGGTTATGCCTGCACCCATGATCCATGATGTGCAGATCAAGCGCATCACAAAGGATGGCCGGATCAGGATCATGGCCGTGCCACCCGAAGAATTGCTACTAGACAGACGCGCTAGATCGTTTGACGATGCGACCATCATTGCCCACAGACAGATGGCCACCATGGCTGATTTGTTGGCCATGGGTTATGACCAGGATGAGATTGAAGAGAATTTGTCAACGACCGACTTGGACAGTAATGACGAGTATTTGGCGCGCCAGCCACTGTCCACGACATTTGGCACAAATGACGCTGCCAACCCGATGATGCGCAGAGTGCTGTACATCGAGGCTTATTCCCGCGTTGACTTTGATGGTGACGGCATTGCAGAGCTGCGCAAGGTCTGCTGCATGGGTGGCGGCTATAAGGTGGTGCGTAATCTGCCTGCCAGCTACATTCCATTTGCTGATTTTCCCTGCGATCCAGAGCCACACACAAGCCCACTTGAGGCTATGTCGATTTTTGACATTACCCGCGACTTGCAAGAGATCAAGTCGGAAATCCTGCGCAACACATTGGACAGTCTGGCCCAGTCGATCCACCCGCGCACTGCGGTGGTCGAAGGCCAAGTCAACATTGACGATGTCTTAAACAACGAAACGGGTGCAATTATCAGAATGCGCGCGCCTGGCATGGTCCAGCCATTGACCACGCCATTTGTGGGTCAGGCTGCATTTCCGATGATGGAATACATGGACCAGATCAAGGAAGATCGCACTGGCATGAGCAAGGCGGCTATGGGTCTAAATGCTGATGCATTGCAGTCAAGCACAAAGGCCGCGGTCAACGCAACGATCAATGCCAGCCAAGGCCGCATTGAGCTGACAGCCCGAATTTTGGCTGAAGGCATGAAAAAGCTATTCAAAGGCATTTTGTTCTTGGCCACAACGCACCAGGACAAAGCCCGAATGGTGCGGATGCGCAACGAGTGGGTGCAGATCGATCCAAGGTTCTGGGACACCAGCATGGATGCGAACATCAACATTGCCCTTGGCAATGGCGACACCAATGAGAAACTGCAAGCGCTGATGATGATCATGGCCAAGCAAGAGCAAATCTTGCAACAACTTGGCCCGACCAATCCCTTGGTCACGCCCCAGCAGTTCAGCAATACCCTGCGCAAAATCGTAGAGTTATCTGGGTTTAAAGACTCGACCAGCTTTTTCCAAGATATCCCTGCCGACTATGTGCCACCACCACCACAGCAAAAGCCAAGCCCCGAAGAGGTGCTGGCCCAAGTGCAGGCTGAAAGTATCAAGGCAGACATCCAGAAGAAAGCGGCAGAGCTGGAGCTAAAGCGCCAGCAGATGATGATGGATGACGATCTGACCCGCGACAAGATGGCCCAAGATTTGTATCTCAAAAAGTATGAAATTGAGTTAAAGTACAAATCACAGATCAGTACAGCCGAAATTGATGCGGCCCAGAATATTGATCGTGAAGCAATGCGTCAGCAGGCATTGTTGGCCCAGCAGCAGGCGGCACAGTTTGTGTCCCAGCCGCAGCCACCAGCGCCTGAGATGATGCCCCCATCAACCTTTCAAGGAATGGCACAGTAAGTGACAAACGAAGACCAGGTAAATAAGGGCCGAAAGGCCAAGCAGCTGCTAGAGGATGAAACCCTCAACACTGCGATTGCAAAATTGGAAAACGACCAACTTTGGGCATTTCGATCATCGAAACCCGAAGAGTCTGTGAAGCGCGAGACAGCGTGGTGTATGTTGCAGGCCATTGACGGCCTGCGGCAAGAGTTGATCAAGATCATGGACAACGGGAAAATTGCACAGAACGCTATCAGCAAATCACAGAAAAACCTAATTTAAGAAATTACTATGGCAGAAACAACAGCAATGAATATGGCCGATGCGGCCAGTGCTATCTCGGCAATGTTAGCCCCCGAACAGGGACAAGCAGAAGTTGACGAGACGCAGCCAGCCGAAGAGTCCGAAGAGGACACCGAGGCAGCGGCTTCTGAGGAGGATGACTCTGGTGTGGAAGACGCGCCAGACGAAGAGACCTCAGAGGAACAGTCAGGGGAAGAGGAAGAGACCGAAGAGGGCGAACAGCCACAGACTTTCACTGTCAAAGTTGACGGCAAGGAAGTTTCTGTCACGCTAGACGAACTCCAGAAGGGCTACTCCAGGACTCAGGACTACACTCGGAAAACGCAGCAAATTGCCGAAGTGCGAAAGCAAGTCGAGCAAGAGACCCATGCAGTCCGAGCCGAGCGTGAGCAATACGCTCAATTGTTGGGAGCATTGCAAGCCCAACTTCAGTCTTCAGAGCCTCAAGTCGATTTGGAACGTCTTTATCACGAAGACCCAATCGAGTGGGTGAGGCAAAAGGAAGTCATGCGGGAGAGACAAGAGAAACTTGGTGCTATTCAGTCCGAACAGCAGCGACTTGCTCAAGTGTCCCAGTATGAACAGCAGCGCGCCATGGAAGCCCAACTTGCCAGCCAGCAAGAAGCTCTATTGGCAGCCTTGCCCGATTGGAAAGACCCCAAGAAGGCAAAGGCCGAGAAGGCGCTGGTGATTGAGTCTGCAAAGGCGGCAGGCTTTACCGATGAAGACTTGAAGAGCGTTTACGACCACCGACTGGTTTTACTGTTGCGCAAAGCAGCACTGTTTGACCAGATGGTAAGTAAGCGCCAAGGCATTAAGCCTGTGGTGAACAATGGCCCACGAACAGCCAAGCCTGGTGCAGCTGGTCGGGTTTCGACAACAACTGAGAGTGTGCGAGCAAAGCAGCGTCTTGCAAAATCCGGTCGCATCGATGATGCGGCTTCTGCAATTGAACTTTTATTGAAATGAGGAAATTATGGCTATCGTAAGTAACACATTCCTGACTTACTCTGCAAAGGGTATTCGGGAAGATTTGAGCAATGTGATCACAAACATTTCGCCCGAAGAAACGCCTTACATGAGCAACATTGGCCGTGAAAACGTGTCAAACAGCTTGTTTGAGTTCCAAACTGATACTCTTGCCGCTGCTGCCGCTAATGCACAGCTTGAGGGTGACGACATCACATCTTTTGATGCGGTAACTGCTACTGTGCGTTTGCAAAACTACGCACAGATTTCACGCAAGACAATCATCTTGTCAGCTACTGAAGAAGTGGTAAACAAGGCTGGTCGTCGCAGCGAATTGGCCTACCAAATCGCAAAGCGTGGCGCTGAATTAAAGCGCGATCAAGAGTTCTCCATGCTCAATGGCGCTATCGCTGTTGCTGGTGACTCTACTACTGCCCGTGCGACTGCTTCTTTGGGTGCGTTTATCAAAACGAACACTGACAAGCAGACCAATGGTGTCGATCCATCTTACACAACGCTGCCAAACAGCGCCCGTACAGATGGCAACGTGCGCACATTTACTGAAACCATTTTGAAAAATGTGATTCAAAAAGTGTGGTCACAAGGTGGTACACCTAAGATTTTGATGTGCGGTCCTGTTAACAAACAGCGCGTGTCAGGTTTCTCTGGTATCGCTTCCAGCCGTTTCAACATTGATGGAGGCGCAAAGCCAGCAACCCTCGTGGGCGCTGTCGATATCTACGTTAACTAATGGCGTCGATAAGCAGTAATGCTTATTTGTAACTGGGTGAATTCGGTGAACCTCCTAACTGTCAAGCCGGACAAAGGACAATACCGAGCCAAGCTGAGAAATCAGAAGGTGTAACGACTAGAGGCGGGAGCCTCGTAGGACCAAGCGGTCCGAAGTGCCCAGCCCCTCATAATGAGGGTGAAGAGATAGTCTGATCTACCAGGTAACTGGTAGCCTCGAAAGAGGGATGAGAAGGTAGCGAGTCTCATTTAACATTGATGCAGTGATTTCGGCAATGTGCAAGTGATTGCAAACCGCTTCCAGCGTGAGCGTGATGCATGGGTGATCGATCCTGACTACGCCAAGATGACAGTGCTGCGCCCTTACCAGCAAGTCGAATTGGCGAAGACGGGCGATGCCGAAAAGAGACTTTTGATTTGCGAATGGGGTCACAAGATCACTTCTGAGTTGGCTCATGGTTTGGCAGCAGACCTGATTACTTCCTAATCGGAAGGTAAATGGAAAGGGCCAGGGAAACTTGGCCCTTTTTTAAAATGATTGAAAAAAAATTATTTGATGTAAACGCCCAGCAAGGCATCACACGCACCTGGCACTACAACACCGACACCGATGAAGTCACCATCCAGACCCAGCAAGATGTGACCGATGTCATTGAGGCAAATAAGGCCATCTACAACGCTGTGGATGAGAAAGCCAACTGGACTGGTGAGTGGCACTTGGTGGCATCCATCCCCGAATCCCTTTATTACAAGATGAAGGCCGAGGGCAAGATTGATGACCAGGAATACATGAAGCGCTGGCTCAACGACTCCGACAATCAATTTTTTAGAACAAGACCTGGGAAAGTATGAACTACATTGCTGTATGCACCCCTGCCCGTGATCAGGTCCACACAAATTACACATATTGCATGGTCAATATGGTGGCTTATCACACACTCAACACCACAGATGCAATCAGTCTGAAATTGATGCAAGGCACGATCATCCAAAACCAAAGGGCTGACCTTTGCTTGGATGCCATGAGAGAGGGCTGCACCCATATTCTTTTCATTGACTCAGACATGACATTCCCACAGGACATGGTCCAGCGGCTCTTAAAGCACGACAAAGAGATCGTGGCCGCCAACTGCGCACGCAGAAGAATGCCCACTGGCCCAACTGCCCAGAACTATGACGCTGAAGGCAAGCGCCAAGCGGTCTACACCATGCCAGAATCCACTGGATTGGAAGAGGTGGGAAGCATTGGCACTGGCATAATGCTGATCAAGCGCGAGGTGTTTGAAGGCATGAGCGAGCCATGGTTTGATATGCCGTGGCAGGCCACCAGAGGCTACATGGGTGAAGATGTGTTCTTTTGTAAGAAAGCTCAAGAGCTGGGCTACAAAGTCTACATCGACCATGACGTTTCAAAGGAAATTGGTCACATTGGCACGTTTGAATTTCGCCATGAACACACTTGGATTGTGAAAGAAGAGATGGAAAAAGAGGCCCAATAATGGCACTGACAACCTATACAGAGCTGAAGACATCCATTGGTGACTGGCTTAATCGGTCGGACCTGACCACGGCCATCCCTGACTTTATCTCTCTGGCCGAGGCACAAATTGAAAGAACACTGCGCACCAGGCAGATGCTGACCAGGTCAAATTTGACAGTGGATGGAGAGTTTGAGTCAACGCCTGCTGACTTTTTAGAAGTCAAAGCATTTAAATTGACCAGCACAAACCCAATCACCCCTTTGTCTTTTATGACAATGGATGCCTTGGATGAGGAATCAACAAAATTTACGGCCAGCGGCAGGCCAAAGTTTTTTGGTGTGGTTGGCACTCAATTTCGTTTTGTGCCAACGCCTGATGCAAGTTATACGGCTGAAATTGTCTACTTTGCAAATTTAAATAAACTGTCTGCAAGTGTTGCAACCAATTTTATTTTGACATCAAGCCCTGATATATATCTTTATGGAGCGCTATTACAGGCCGCGCCATACCTGCAAGATGATGCGAGAATTCAAGTGTGGGCGACTCTTTATGAGCGCGCATTAAACGACTTGCAAGTGGCCGATGATCGAGGCTCAACTTCTGGCGGCAATTTGTTGACCCGCGCAAAAACATTTGGTTAAGGACTAAAAATGGCAGATACCACCACCACAAATCTATTGCTGACCAAGCCAGAAGTTGGCGCAAGCTCAAACACTTGGGGTACTAAGGTCAATGCTGACCTCGATTTAATTGATGCATTGTTTGATGCTGGCCCACTGTTAAAAGTGACAAAGGGCGGCACGGGTGTTGGTACAAGCACAGGCACAGGCAACAACGTGTTGTCAAATTCGCCAACACTTGTCACACCAGCTCTTGGCACTCCAACATCAGCAACATTGACCAATGCGACAGGGCTGCCAATATCCACTGGTGTCAGTGGATTAGGAGCTGGTATAGCCACTTTCTTGGCGACTCCATCATCTGCTAATTTGGCTTCTGCTGTTACTGATGAAACAGGAACTGGCAATTTGGTATTTACCAATTCACCCACTTTGGTGACACCAGCACTGGGAACACCATCTGCGGTCGTGTTGACCAATGCAACGGGTTTGCCTTTGACCACTGGTGTGACTGGCTTGTTGCCAATAGCAAATGGCGGCACAGGATCGGCCACAGGAGTGCCTTTAGCCACTGGAGTTACTGGGACACTGGCAGTGGCCAATGGCGGCACTGGCCAGACAAGCTACACCGATGGACAGCTGCTGATTGGTAACAGCACCGGCAACACTTTGACCAAGGCATCTTTGACTGCTGGGTCTGGTGTGACCATAACGCCAGGCGCTGGGTCTATTGAAATTGCATTCACAGGCCCAGGGTCTGGCTCAGTTACAAGCACAAGCGTTGTTTCTGCCAATGGTTTTGCAGGGACTGTAGCGACTGCGACTTCCACGCCAGCTATTACTTTATCAACATCAGTTACTGGTGTTCTTAAAGGAAATGGCACAGCCATTTCAGCTGCGACTGCGGGGACAGACTACTTAGCACCACCCTCTGGCACGGCAATTCTTAAAGCCAACTCGGGTGGTGCACTGGCTAATGCGACTGCGGGTACTGACTACGTAGCCCCCGGCACAGCAACAACTTTCACAGCTACTCAGACATTCTCAGGTTCGACATCTGCTCAAGCCATTGTTCTAAACGATGCAGCAGAGGTAGCAACAGTATCGGCAACTGCGGCTACAGGCACGATTGCTTACGACATTACGACTCAGTCTGTTCTGTATTACACAAGTAACGCAAGTGCTAACTGGACTGTTAACTTCAGAGGCTCTAGTGGTACTTCACTAGATACTTTGATGAGTACAGGTCAATCAATGACTGTGGCTTTCTTGGTTACTCAAGGCTCTACCGCTTACTACAACAACGTGGTTCAAGTGGATGGCACTACATCTGGAGTCACTACTAGGTGGCTAGGTGGTGCGCCTACTGCGGGTAATGCTAGTGGTATTGATAGCTATCGTTATTTGATTATCAAGACAGGTAGTGCGACTTTCACAGTCTTGGCAAGCAACACACAATTTAAGGCTTAAACCATGCCATTACAAGCAACTTCTGGTGCGGCTAGTTACGATGCCTTTGGTGGTGGTGTTCCTGTTGTGCCTAACTACATTGAGGAAGTGTTTAGCACATGGCTTTACACAGGTAATGACCCATCAACTCAAGACATTATTAACGGCATTGACTTATCTACTAAAGGTGGGATGGTTTGGCAAAAGGCTCGAAGTTCTGTTGGTGACAATGTTGTTACTGATACTGTTCGAGGTTTAAGCGGTGGTCGAGGAAAAGAGTTGTATACAAATACAACTGGTGCTGAAAATGTAGACTCAGGAGTTACCGCTTTTTATACTAATGGATTTCGTGCTGGCGCAAATGGCCCAACAAATGGTAGTGGTAAATCAATTGCCTCATGGACATTCCGCAAGCAACCAAAGTTCTTTGATGTTGTGACTTATACAGGCACAGGTTCAAACACAACCATTGCCCATAATCTTGGTTCAGTGCCAGCTTGCATTATGGTCAAGCGCACAGACTCAACTGGTGATTGGCAGGTTTACCATCGTTCATTAGCAAACACAGAATATCTTGTTTTAAATACTACAGCCGCTAAAGCTACTGGTGCAACAAGATGGAACAGCACAACCCCTACAAGCACAGTTTTTAGTCTTGGAACTGATGCAACTGTTAACGCTTCTGGTGGCACATATGTTGCCTACCTATTCGCCCACAACGCAGGAGGCTTTGGCCTAACTGGTACAGACAATGTGGTTTCGTGTGGGTCTTATACAGGTAATGGTGGAACACAAACAGTTACTCTTGGGTACGAACCACAATGGGTCTTAATTAAAAATTCTGATGGTGGCGCATCTGGCACTCTCAATTGGAACATCATTGACAACATGCGTGGTATGCCCGTTGGTAGCAATGACAATGTTTTGTTTCCAAATATATCTGACGCAGAAGTTTCTTCCCAACGTGTTGCTCCAACAGCGACAGGATTCACAATCGGCAGTGCATCAGGAAACTTAAATGATAATGGCGCAGTTTACATCTACATAGCCATTCGTAGAGGCCCAATGAAAGTGCCTACGAGTGGGACTAGTGTGTTTAGTCCTATTGCTAGAAGTGGTACTGGTGCAACTTCAACAGTAAGTAATAGCATTAAAACAGACCTTCTTATTTCAATGGTAAGAAACACAGCAGGATTATCTTCTGGTGTTTGGGATAGGTTAAGAGGATTTGCTGCTTATTTAGAAACAACTGGAACGGCTTCAGAATCCACAAGCTCTGATTCTGTTACTGCCATGAACAATACTGCTTATGTTCTTGGCGCAGATAGTGGTACAGACCGCATCAATCGTTCTGGTTACACATACGCAAACTGGACATTTAGTCGTGCGCCTAACTTCTTTGATGAGGTTTGTTGGACATCAACAGGTTCAACTTTTGCTGTAAACCATAATTTAAATGTTGTTCCTCAGCTAATAATTCTTAAATGGAGAAGTGGCGCACAAGAAATGCGAGTGTTTTTTAATGAAACATCGACAGGTTCAGACTTGGCTCGTTTAAATTCTGATGCTGCTGCTACAACTTATTCATACGGTGCAAATTGGGGTGGACAATCAACAGCTACAACCATTACTCCATTAGGCTCTACATCTGGAAGAACTTTTGTAGCCTTCTTATTTGCCACTTGTGCAGGTGTTTCAAAAGTTGGAACTTATACAGGCACAGCAACTACAAAACAAGTTGATTGTGGATTTACAGCAGGGGCAAGGTTTGTTCTTATCAAACGTACAGACTCAACTGGTGATTGGTATGTATGGGACTCAGCACGAGGCATTGTGTCTGGTAATGACCCTTACTTACTCTTGAACAGCACAGCCGCTGAAGTAACATCTACCGACTACATTGACACCTATAGCGCAGGGTTTGAGATTAGTTCAACTGCGCCATCTGCCATCAATGCAAGTGGTGGCACATTCATCTTTTTAGCAATTGCTTGAGGTAATTAAAATGCAAGTACGAATTCAATCAACTGGACAAGTCATGTACGAAAGTGAATTTCGTGCATATCAACAAGCCAATGGTGGCCCATCATGGGACATAACAACAACTGAAGTCTTAACGGCTTTGGGTGCTGATGTAGTCTTTGAAGGCGCACAAGCTACTGGTGGTACTGTTTACCAATACTCTCAAGCCTCTGGTGTCGAGCAAGTAGATGGTAAGTGGTACACCAAATATATCCTCGGCCCTGTCTTTACAGATACACCCGCCACCGAAACAGAGCCAGCCAAGACTGCTGCCGAGAATGAAGCGGAATATAAGGCCGCCAAAGATACAGACCAAGCCAAGTCTGTGCGCTCCACGCGTGACAGCAAATTGGCTGAATCTGATTGGCGAGTCATTAAAGCTGCTGAGACTGCAACAACACTGGATGCAGCCTGGGCGACTTATCGTCAAGCACTCAGAGATGTGACTGCCCAGTCTGGGTTTCCTTGGACCATCACATGGCCTGACGCGCCATAAGATGAATCATGGATGCAGACACTGACAAAAGGCTTGCCGTGCATGAAGCGATCTGCTTAGAGAGATACAACAACATCGACAAGTCACTGCGCGATGGCGACAAGCGCATGACAAAGATTGAATATCTTCTCTATGCTGTGATCGTGGCCGTGTTATTTGGCCCAGGTGTGGCTGCCGAATTCGTCAAGAAGATTTTCGGGCTATGAAAGACTGGGCCGTAGCAATCATTGCTGCGGCCTTGCTTGTCCTGACCATTGTTTGGTCGTTTTTTGTCATCATTTTGTTTTGGCCATGATTTATGCTCTGGTCTTACTAGCAGCCGTTGCCGAATATAGATGCATCAGGTGGTCATGGACCGGTGATGTTTACAATAGGAGGGTTGTTTGCCTTGAGTGGAAAAAGGTAGAAAAGAAATGATCGATCCAATCACAGCCTTGGCGGGGATACAAAGCGCCATCAGCATGGTCAAGAAGGCAGCAGGTGTTGCCCAAGACTTAGGCTCACTCGCGCCAATGATTGGCAAACTTTTCGATGCCAAGTCTGTAGCTACCAAAGCTATGCTTCAGGCTAAACAGTCTGGCAAAGGCTCGAACATGGGTACGGCTTTGCAGATTGAGATGGCCTTAGAACAAGCTAGAGCGTTTGAAGAAGAACTCAAGATGCTGTTTATGCAGACAGGAAAGATTGACGTTTGGAACAAGATTAAGGCTCGTCAAGCAGAGATGGACTTGGCAGATGCCAAAGAATTGAGCGCATTGAAAGCCGCAGATAAGAAAGCCAAAGAAAAAGAACAAGAGATGAACGAGCTGGCCATGATCATTGGCGGCTGCGCATTTGTTTTGTTCTTGGTGTTTATTGGCGTGAATGAATTGATGACATTCTGCGAGACAACAAGAAGGTGTGGTCGGTGAATGAGTATCAAAAGACCTTTGACCTATGCCTCAAGATATTCGTTTACGGGTGTGTGGCTTTATGGTTTCTTGGGCTGCTCAAATTTTTGCCGGATGACTTGTCGGACCGAATCGTTAATTTACTGCTGGGTAGAATAGGATTAGGCAAATGAGATATCTATTGCTTCTGTTACTGCTGACTGGCTGCGAAGAGAAATATCGCTATAAGTGCCAGAACCCTGACAATTTTCATGCGACTGAGTGTCAGAAGCCTCGCTGTATGTTTACTCAGACTTGCCCAGAATACTTGGTAGCACCCATCTTGGAGAAAAAAGTTGACGAAGTTAAACCTAACAACTGAAGAGATCGAGGTCAGGGTCTGGAGCATTGTGGTGCTTGCTGTCACCCTGATTCTTTTCTTTATCGTCATTGCTCTTTTGTACTCAGTGACCTTTGTCACCCAGCCAATCAAATCAATGGCCCCCATTGACCAGGCTTACACAAAGATCCTGAACGACATTGTTCTATTGATTGTTGGCGGCATTGGCGGTGTTATTGGTAAACGGGCAATGACTTCTAGGCAGCAGCCACCACCCATGGGCCAACCTATGTGCCAGCCCATGCAAGGCCAATATGGATACAGCAACAATCACGGCTTTAACGCAAAGACCAATGGCATCCCATCACAGCCATTTGGGGCAATGCCAACTTGGACCAACCCAGAGCTTGATGAGTCTTGGACCCCTGGGCCACCACCAGACACGCCACCGGACCATCTTGAGGATGACCATGAGCGCGAGCAATTGGCACAGGCAAGACAGGAGTCAGAATAATGTTTGGCATCCCATTACCCTATATCGCCCTGGCAATCGGCATTGCCTTGTTCGGCTCTTACCGAGGTGGTTATCACTTTGGCTGGGAAGACAGGGACAATGACATGAAGATTGCCATTGCCCAAAAGAATGATGAAGCCAGAGCCAAAGAGGCAGAGCTTGGCACTAAATTGATTGACCAGGAAACGAAACTCAGAAAGGCCCAAGATGATGTCAAGAAAAAGCAGTCTGCTATGCATGAGCTTGCTAGGACTGGCCGGCTGCGCCTCCCAGCCCCAAGTTGTCCACAAGTCAGTCCAAGTGCCACCATTGCCACTGGAAATCCACAACCCAGCCAGCCCGATGAAAGCGAACTTGAGCGACAGACTATTGCAACTCTTATCGACCTCGCAGCCGAAGGAGACAAAGCCATTACCAAGCTCAACGCCTGCGTCAGCGCCTACGAAGAAGTAAGGAGAATCGTCAATGGTCAATAGTCAGCAGCTCCAGCAACTGCACATTGGCCCAGAGTGGGTCGATGCGCTTAATGAGACTTTCCAGCGCTTTGACATTTCCACGCCCCTGCGCCAGGCTGCCTTTATTGGCCAGTGTGGCCATGAGTGCGGCAACTTCAAAATGCTTCAAGAGGGTCTGTCATATTCTGCTGCCGGACTAATGAAGACATGGCCCAAGCGCTTTGATGCTGAAAAGGCCCAAGCCTGCCAGCGAAATCCAAAGCTCATTGCCAATACTGTTTACGCAAATCGGATGGGCAACCGAGATGAGGCCTCTGGGGATGGGTATCGTTTCCGCGGCAGGGGTTGCATCCAATTGACAGGCTCTAGCTCGTATTTCCACGCTGGCAAGGCCTTGGGTGTTGACTTCTGGGCAAACCCTGACCTGGTGGCCACGCCCCAGTATGCAGCTCTCACTGCCGGATGGTTTTGGGACACCCACAAGCTCAACCAGTATGCGGATAGCCAAGACTACCGGACTTTAACCAAAAAGATCAATGGCGGCTTTATTGGCCTAGATGATCGGATCAAACACATCAACCATGCACTGTCTGTCCTGACATAATTAGCCATGGCCAATGTCAAGCAACAACTCGAAGTCCCATCAATCCCAAGCCTTGGCTTTGCGCCAGAGGCTTATGAGAAGCGCTACTTTGCTGAAAACAATGGTGCGCTGAACGGGTACTTTAGAAAACTGATTAGCGTTTTGGGAGCTTTGTTTGGTCCAAGGGGCGGCAAGTTTTTGAACATCCCCCATGGGGCTTTTCACGATTCGACTGACCAGGCGGCGGCAAGCACCACTGCTGCCACTGTTGTCACATTTAACACGACAGACATCTCCAACGGGGTCACGCTGTCAAGCAGCTCAAGACTCAATGTCGCAGACTCTGGTGTCTTTAACATCCAGTTTTCGATTCAACTGAAAAACACCACCAACGACAGCCATGATGTGGACATCTGGTTTCGCAAGAATGGCACAAACGTAGACAACTCAAACAGCCGGTATCACCCCCCTGCAAGAAAAAGCACGGGTGATCCGAGCCACATGATTGCGGCCTTGAACTTTTTTATTGAATTGGATGCAGGCGACTATGTTGAAATTGTTTATAAGGTTGGCGATGTAGGTGTGACCCTAGAGCATTTTGCTGCTAGTTCTACTCCGACACGGCCAGCAGTGCCATCAGCCATTGCCACTGTGTCTTTTGTCTCAAATCTACCTACAATTTAGCCATGTACATACCCATCAAATTACCTCCAGGTGTTTACCGAAATGGCACTGAGTATCAGTCTGCTGGCCGGTGGAACGATGCCAACCTTGTGCGCTGGTACGAAAACACACTCCGGCCTGTCAATGGCTGGAGGGCAAAGTCTGCATCAACTGTGACGGGTGCTTGCAGGGCGATCATTACCTGGCGCGATAACAGCTCCAATTCTTACATTGGCCTCGGCACTCACTCCAAGCTCTTTGCAATGGATGTGCTGGGTGTTTTAAAAGACATCACACCCACTGGATTTACACCTGGTTTTGTTGATGCAACAAGCACCACTGGATATGGCAAAAACCTTTATGGAAGTTTTGCCTATGGTGTGCCACGGCCAGACACGGGATCGGCAAACATAGCCACCACTTGGAGCCTGGACACTTGGGGCGAATACTTGGTCGGGTGTTCAGACTACGATGGCAAGATTTACGAGTGGCAATTAGGCTTTACCACACCCACTTTGGCGGCTGCCATTACCAACGCACCGACCAGCAACAAGGCCATCTTGGTGACTGCCGAGCGATTCCTGTTTGCCCTTGGCGCTGGTGGAAACCCCCGGAAAGTCCAGTGGTGCGATCAAGAGAACAATACCCTTTGGACACCAGCAGGCGACAACCAAGCAGGCGATTATGAGCTGACAACCGCTGGCAGTCTGATGGCTGGCAAGCGGGTCAAGGGTGTCAACTTACTGTTTACAGATGTGGATGTCCACACGGCCCAGTATGTTGGCGCTCCATTTGTCTATGGCTTTGAGAAGGCTGGCTCTGGCTGCGGTTTGATTTCTGCCCAAGCGGTGGCTGCCATTGATACGGCAGCCATTTGGATGAGCAAGTCAGGCTTTTGGATTTATGACGGCTATGCCAAGCCTTTACCCTGCGATGTCTCAGACTTTGTTTTTAGCAATATAAATTTGGACCAGAGATCAAAAGTCCATGCGGTCCACAACTCCAAGTTTGGTGAGATTTGGTGGTTTTACCCCAGCAGTGCAGGCATTGAGAATGATTCGTATGTGACCTTTAACTACCGCGAAAATCACTGGAACATTGGGACATTGGCGCGGTTATCAGGCACTGACGCTGGAGTTTTCACGCTGCCACTGATGGTCGATGCGGCTGGCGAAGTCAACGAGCATGAGGTCGGTTTTGACTACGATGGTGCAACACTGTTTGCCGAGTCTGGCCCGATACAGATTGGCAATGGCGACAACATCATGTCTGTGCGTCAAGTTGTGCCAGATGAGCAGACACTTGGTGAGGCAGTGGTTTCTTTTAAAACCCGTCTTTACCCAACAAGCACTGAGTCCACATTTGGCCCATACACGGCAGCAAACCCAACTTCAGTGAGGTTTTCTGGCCGGCAAGTCAATATGAGGGTGACTGGCAATACATTGGCTGACTGGCGCATTGGCACAATGAGACTAGATGCTGTGCCAGCTGGTAAGCGATGAGTGACCAAGAACAACTGGAAAGACTGCGCCACCATGTGGAGGCTGCTTTAGAATACAGTGGAGGCACACATAATTTTGACGATGTCGCTGAGATGGTTGA